TTATCGAGCAGCGCAAGCCAAACGTAGCCGAGCTCGATAAAGAGATCTTGGCGGCCGAGCGCGCACCGGCCAGGGAACAAGCTACAGCGGCGCGGGGCGCCGTCAGCCTCATCGAAGAGCGCCTCGCCGGCCAGCGCGCCGAGCTGGTGAAAGCACGCACCGCGTTGAAAGCGGTCATCGAAGAGGATATCGGGCAACGCCACGCCAAGGCCCGCGAGACTTTCAACGCCGCTGTCGACGCGCTCAGAGTTCCCCTCGCCGAGCTCCGTGCACTCGACTCGGTGACCGCCACGATGCACGGCACAGGGTCCCGATTCAGCGCAAGTCAACAAATGCTCGATGCGCTTGCTGAGGAAGGGCTGCGCATCTTCACCCCCCGCGGCCTCGGGGGTCCGGACTGGCTTCGCAATCTTGGCTCAACCGAAGTCTACGAATCGCTCGTGACGGAGTTCCGCGCGGCTGGCCTCGACATCTAACAAACAGCATGCGCCGCTACGACGGCGCTCTCTCGGAGAACTACGACATGCAGTCAAGCAATGAAGGCAAAACCGAGCCATCGACTACGCAGCGAAACGACGATTCAGACGCACCTGCGCTCACGTTCGGGGCGAAATTCGGAGCCGTTTGGGGGCGGGATGTTGAGCAACTGAAACGCGACGCTGAGGCAGCGTCGCTCACCAGAGGAGCTAACTGATGGATCGCATCATCGCCGTAAACTCTGTGCCCTTCGCGAGCGCTGATACAGCGCCCGCGACCGGCACGCCGCAATACGGCACATCTGGAAATCCGGCGACAAACACGCCGGCGACGGTGTTTCCCGCCTACGCGTGGAATGCGATTCAAGACGAGATCTTGAATGTGATTCTCGGCGCGGGGCTAACGCCGAATCGCAATGCGTGGAATCAGCTTCTTGCTGCGATCCAACTGCTTCTGCAGGGCGGTGGGACGAACGTCGGGGCTGACACCGGAGCAGCCAACGCTTACGTCGTCGCATTCGCTCCTGCACTGCCCGCGCCTATCCCTTGGGTTCCGTTCTGGTTCAAGGTCAAGACGACCAATACCGGCCCGTCGACGCTCAATGCGACAGGAACGGTAGAACCTCTCGTCGGCGGCGCGCACCTGGCGCTGCAGGGCAATGAGCTGGTAGCGAACGGTGATGCGCTGGTGTATTGGAACCCGACGCTCGCTTCTGGCGCCGGCTCCTATGTGCTTATGTTCTGCTCTGGCGCAGCCGAACAAATCGCTCCCGCCACGCAGAGCCAGCATGCGGTGCAGTTGGGGCAGATCCCGCAGATCCAGCCCGTCAGTGCAGCAGTGGCCTCGAATGCGCTGACGCTGACATTGAACCCGACCATGCTCGCGTTCCGGTCGGCGACATTGAGCAGCGGCACTGTTTCGCCGATCGTCATCAATTCCGCACTACCGCTGACAGTGCCTTCGGGCGCGACGCTTGGCACGAGCAGCGGCGTAGCTGCCACGCTTGCGGTCCTCGCGATCAACAATGGAGGCACAGTCCAGCTCGGTGTGGTCAACATGGCTGGGGGCACGATCCCGGATGAGGGAGCTCTCATCTCCGCCACGGCGATCAGTGCGTCTGCCACGTCTGCGAGCACGATTTACTCGTCGAGCGCCGTGACGAATTGTCCGTTCCGTGTAGTCGGCTATATCACAGTGAGCGAAACGACCGCGGGCACTTGGGCGACGGCTCCGACGATCGTCAACGGAGCATCGCTGCCGCTGCTCGGTTTCGGAGCATCATTCACGCTCGCGAGCAGTACGGGTTATACGAAGTTACCCAATGGTCTCATCATCCAGTGGGGCCAGGCGGTTACCAGCACTGGGGCAACGACGCCTTACTATAACCAGCTAACATTTCCGATCACTTTCCCCACAGCTTGCCTACAAGCGTACGCGACGGACTCCGGGCAATCTCTTTTCGTATTCGGATGCGCGACGCTTTCCAAAACTGGAATGACGTTGTGGGGTACCAATAACGGCGGTATTGGCCGGTGGATTGCAATCGGTTGTTAAGAGGATCATATGGGACAAAAATTCGCTGCATACAACGCACAGGGTGCGATCACCGCCTACTACGACAGCATCGATAGCCCGCCGCCCTCAGGCATTTTGACGCTCTCGGTCACTGAGCCCGAATGGTTGACGTGCATCAGCAATCCCGGCTGGACCGTGGAGAATGGTGCTCTCGTCGCGCCAGTGCCTCCGACCGCCGCGCAGATCGCAACTCAGATGCTGATTCAGTCGGCGCAGAGCGCGTTGTCCGCAGGGCTCTCGGTCGCAAGCACATCTACGGCTGCCCTAAATGGAACCTATGCAGTCGATCAGTTGAGCCAGATGGACGTCATCGCGATCGAGACAAGCCTCAACGCGGGCAAAGGTTTCCCGGGCGGCGTGACGACGTTCAACTATCCGGACGTCGGCGGGGTCATGCACGCATTCACGGAGGCAAACTTCACGGACTTCGCCGCTGCAGTGCGTGATTACGTCTATGCGCTCAAGTCAGTGATCGCCGGCGCGTCGACGACCCTTCCGGCCGCCTCAACGACGATCGCTTAACGGAGATGCGGCACATGGCTAACGACCCCGCCATTCGCATCAGCGCAGACGCCAATGCAACGACCGCGGCTCCGCGGGTGGTTCAACCGGTTCATGAAGTCGAGTCTGGGATCGGCACGCAACAGGCCGCAAGCGGGTTTAAGGAGGGCGTCAACGTCCACGCGGCGAGTGCGATGTATGCGATGGATGGCCGGTTCAGCAACTACGACGCTGTTCTCCAAAGCCTTGATACATGCGAAGACGTTGGTGACAGCGGGAACCTGATCGCGAGCATTGTCGATCCGACTGTCCCACGCTTTCGGTATCGCGCGATCGTCGCCGAAGCGGTGCAGGGCGGCCCAGATGTCGCTGCGCAGCGGGCCAACTGGGAGATGGCCAGCCGGTATGGCCGGTCGTTTCAGGTTCGATTGACAACTGACACATGGCGCGACTCGGCCGGCAAAGTTGTGGACGCCAAACACACTGGTCAGCATCGATTTGCCGAGCTTGAAACTGAAGCCGCGAACGTGGCTGATCTCGGATGTGACCTACAAGCGTGGTCCGGAAGGCACGACGGCGGATCTCGTCATCATGCCGCCGGAAGCCTTCTATCAGGAGCCGATCATCCTTAACCCGATCGCACCTGACATTGCCACGGTGAGCAACGTCAATAAATGAGTTACCACCTCTTCCGCGTCGGCAAAGGCCGGCATTGGCATTTTCGCTTCCAACTTGGGGGCGTGCGTGTACAACGCTCGACCCGGGAAACGGTCAAGCACGTCGCTGAAGCCATCGCGGAACGAGCCTACCGGCACGCGAAGATGTGGGCTCGCGGTGACGAACCGCCGGTGACGCTAAAGCAGTTGGTCGATCTTTGGCTGAGCGCGCATGAATCGCTCGTCAGCACGCACTATATCCGGCTGGTCTCGACATTCGCGCGACTTCACCTCTACGAGCTCGCAGACGTACCGATCGACGAGCTGACAACACCACTTGTCGAGGCGGCATTGCTAGAGCATCGGCGAGGCCGGGCGGTCGCCACCTGTAACCATTGGTTGATCATCCTTCGTATGCTCGGCAAGTGGGCAGTTCGCCGAAATCTGATCCCTGCGCTGCCGTGGAAAGTGAAGCTGATGAAGGTCCAGCAGCACCCGAGAGCAATATTACCCTTGTCACGTGTCACCGAATGGCTGGCTGCGGTCGACGACTATGCACGCACGCGCCCCGAAATCTCGACCGCAGTCCGCGTCATGTTGGCGTGCGGGCTCAGGGAGTCGGAGATTATCAGCGCCCGCGCTGAATGGCTTAATTGGGAGCGGCGAACTTACACGCCCGGGATCACCAAATCGCGGAAGACGAGCCCGCTGCCTGTTCCCCCCTGGCTGATTGAGTATCTGCGACCACGGTGCGGCTCAACCGGTCTTATTGTCTCGCGACCCGACGGTAGACCTTGCGCCCCTGGTTTCACACGCAAGGCGATGCTCGCCGCGAATCAGGCGACAGGTATCGGACATGTGACGGCCCACCGTTTACGTGCAACGTATGCCACAACACTTTCTGAGGCCGGCTTGCCAACACGGACCTTGCAGCTTTTGTTACGCCATGCCAGTCCACTTACTAGCCTTTTATATACAGAAATCAATCTGCAGCACGCAATCGATGTTCAGGCTGTGATCGCACAACAGGCGGGCTTGCAGACGAAGCCTGAATGTGACGGCGCAGAAGTGGCGAGCACCACCCCTCAAACCAACATGGAATAAAGGCCTCGTGATAATCAGGGATTGTCGTGACGCGAGGCCGCTCAACTCCCCGGATTGCGGGGATTTGATCCCGCGTCGGCGTGGAATCGACCATCGGGAGACCGCGCTTCGGTGGCCCCGGGGCGCGGGTCCTATCCCCGACTTTTCGAAGGGGCGGAGCGTGCCACCCCCGAATCCCGTCTTGCTGCAATGCGCCGCGTTTTGGTTGATAAAACAGCCTATATAGAAAATCTATCGGTTGATGGATTCGGCGAAAACCTTTATCCGGCGGGGAGTTTGGCTATCAACGCACGAAACCTAAGTTGTCAACCTACTCACGCGATCTATCAACCGATCGCCTCTTTTTCTCAATGTTGGAGGGCAATATGACGACGCTGACGCCGGCAAAGTTCGCAACGCTGTGCAACGTCACTCCGCAAGCCGTAAGCAAGTGGCGACGCGCGGACAAGCTGTTCATGGTCGGCGAGCTCGTGGACGTCGAGCAAACGCACGCCAAGATGTTGAAACACCGGAAAGGCGGCTCCCCACTGACCGGTGTGCGGGTGAATGGCGTCGTGCTCGGCGCCGGCGGGCCGGAAGATCCGGGGGCACCTCCTGAGGACGCAGCCGCCACGGCCTTGGAGGGTTTGATGCGACCCGGTGAGTCCGTCGACCAGGCGGCGGCCCGTCTGTCGGCTCAAGGCCCCGACGAGATGAGTTTCGATGAGGCGCGTCGGCTGAAGGAATACTGGCTGATGCGCCTTAACGAGCTCGAGTATGACAAGAAGTCTCGCTGCGTCGTCCTGGTGGAGGACGTGGTGACCTACGTTGGCCAACAGTTCGCCGTTGTGCGGACCAAGCTAAGGTCCATTGGCCCCAACTACGGCC